GATGTATACCACCGGGCTTCTGAATTTTGCCCTATTTTCTTCCACACTTTGTGGGAAGTTTTTTGTTTTGGTTTTATTGTCCGTCTGGACATTATTTTTGACGTTGTGTGTGGCAGGTTTACCTTTGCTTCTGATTGGATTGTTGCCAGTCTTGCATTGGATTTTCCTGTTTCCCCTGATGGGTTACACATTTCATGTGATAATTTTTGCCATATTTTTGGCTCTCATGATCACATTGAGGTTCTTTTTGAAACGGGAACTTCGCCTCATTGAAGAATTCGGCCCCTCCCAAGCTTTGTGGGTTGACCGAGACTTCTCTCTGTTCAGCGTTTTGCCTGTCCGTCACATCGTCACAACTCTAGAGTTGGGTAATGTGGTTGACGAGCAAAACTTGCTGTTGAAATTTTCCGAATATATGGGAGTTGCCGAATCCGATTTGGATTTATACCATGTGGCCTCAATAGCTTGGTCCAAGTTTATTGTGACCGTGGATCACGTGGTTAATTCATCCCCGTATGCATGGCAGTTGGCCCTGATTTTTGTCATGGTACGCTTTCTTGACTATGTTAAGATGAGCTTGTCCTTTTTCTGGCATATTGGCAGATTTTATGCTCTGTCTGTCTGGGTGATTGTTGTGTCAACACCTTCCCAATTTTGGTTGCTTGCCCATTTCCTAATTCAGTTTCTGAATCTTTTTGGCAACATCTTTTCTCCCACTTTTTGGGCATATATTAAATGGACATTGACCCTTTGGTCAGTTCATTTAGCCAACTATTTAGTGGAAGCGGAGTTTGTGTCAAGGAAATGGGCCTGGAAGGAGGGGTTTTCCACAGTTCGGCCTCAGGCTAGTGTTGTATCTTCTCTTTCCAGTTTTATGGCAAGGTTGTCAATCGTGATCTCTGATATGGGGTTGCCCTCTTATATTCGAGGGGGCCCTGGCACTTTTGACAAAGGTACTATAGAAGACACACTTGACATGATGAAATCTCTGGGCTGGCCCATCAATGTGGAATTGCAAGAACCCAGTGATTTTGGTAAAAACGCAGGTTATGCTGAATGGCTTGTGACAGGAACTACCTGGGCTCAAGGCATTCACCGTAGACAAATGCAAGTTGATGAGCTTCTTGACCCTTTAAGAGTCAAGGCCATTGAATTCCGCAACACTGTCACTTATGCTTCTAAGGAGAATGAAATACGTTCTTTGGCACGTTATTTCAAATCCCCGCGATATGACTTCCCCACTTTGGAATTAGATGATGTTTGGTTCCTCGTTGGTGACATTTTTCGTCACTCACGTTTGACACCTTTTAATTACATCATCAAAATGTGGGAAAAGAAGTATGCACTTGGATCTTTCATGGTGGATCCTAAGAGGCCATGGAAGAAGTATTCACGGAAGGATTTCATTGCAAGCATTGGTTACGCCAAGTTTAAAGATTTGTGGCGCCGGACCTTTGAGGTGGCCCCATTGCTAACACCTGTTTCTCACGTTAGCATCAAAGGTGAAGCACTCCCCCCTCGTAAATGGATGGAGGATAAAGTGAGAACAGTTATCGGGTCACCCCTGGGACAATATATCATGTCAACGATTTGGAATTTTCAACCAAATCATAACTTTAAATGGAGGGAAACTCCAATAAAAGTTGGCATGCCTCTTAATGGGTTTTGGATGTCTCGAACTTTTGAGGCCCATAATCGATGTCAAGAGCACTTTGCTGGTGATATGTCTGATTTTGATTCCACCTTAACTGGTGAAACAAAACGGCTTATCAAAGAAGTGCGAAAGCGCGGTTTCGAATCCCACAAAGATCGGGATCGGATTGCGCTTTTGATTGATATTAATTATCACCAAGTTGAACGACAGTTGCTTCACACAACTTCAACAGGTGATATTTATGATGATGGGACAGGTTTAACCACTGGGCATAGCTCAACAAGTATGGACAATTCTATTGCCACTGTTGTGCTATACCTCATGGCTTGGAAACGTCTGACCGGGTTGTCTGCCCGAGAGTTCAAGTTTTACAATGAACTTTCATGTTTTGGTGACGACCATGTGTTGTCTTATCTATCAACAAAGCCGGCTGCATGGTCGTTTGGTAATATCCAACACGTCATGAAGACATTTGGCATTGACATGCGTTTGGAAGCATCAGGCAAACTTTCCAATATACCGTTTTTATCTAAAACGGTTCGCGTGCCCAACCTTAGAGATATGGCGGACTTCGTGTCTGCCAAATTGGGTAGTTATAGGCCAGCATTTGCTGTGGTTCATGACCGCGAGCGGCTATTAGGAAAGCTAACAGCGCCCATTAAGACTATGGACCCTGTGTACCGGTATAAGAGGATGCTTTCCTATTTGAGCCTGACGGCCCATCACCCTGACATTTATAAACAATTGCACAAAATCCTGACAACTATGACGAGTATGAAACGTGCACAGCGGACCACTGGTTTGCCTGTACCTTCATATCAGAAAGTTATTAGTGATTGGTATAAGCCAGATGCTAAATTTGTTTTAAATGATATTGATCAAGATTTTGAAGATTTAAAGGGTGAAAACCTTTTGGTTTCCTACGGCAATGTTTCATTGTTTGATTCATTGGTTGGAGGCCTGGCTTTGATTCCGGATCTTGTTAATCCGGCCATCTTCAACTTTGGTCATGTGAGGGCTTTTCAAGCTCAGACTTCTCGCTTGAGTTCATGGCCCATGGACTTGCTTTCCATACAAAATGAAGCTTTTGGTCCTGCCGACCTTCGGCTTCTTTTGCGGAAAACTTGTTATGATTTCTTGGACCCTAGCATTTATGTGCAAATGGCCAGTGCCACAAATGTGACTTCACTTTTAGTTAGGCACTGGCTATTTTGCTGGTATGTTCAAAGGTTCAGGTCTGCAAGGTCTTATGGGTTCTTGTCTGGAGTATTGAATAAACTTTCATCATTTGCCTTTCTTCTTAATGCCAAAGTGCATTTAGAAACTAGGGCTGGATGGACTGTTTTTATAGATATTCTTGTGGTGGCATTACTGGGCTTCATTAAAGTCCCCCCAGTGTTGGAATTTATGTCCGCACTGTGGGTACCCAATGTGTCCATGTGGTTGGACAGACTCTGGTATTCTATTTATGCCAGATTCTGGACGTCACTGCCACCCAATTATAACGACGTGGGTGTGTTTTTGGATGAACTTGCATCCAAGGGAACCCAGTTTGTTTTGTCGGCACCTACTGGTACCGGTAAAACAACTGCGTTCATTCAACATTTACTTTTGAGAGAGGGATCTAAGTATGACAAAATTATTGTTATTGAACCTAGGTCTGCTATCATCAAGACTGTAGTTCCTTATGTCACTAGCATTATGGGGCTACCTGCTAGTGGTTGCACAACTGGGGTCACTCTTGAACCATCTGCCAAAATATGGTATGTTACTGCTCAAGAGTGGCTACTTCATCCATCATGGCATTCACTCAATGCACTAATTGTGATGGATGAATGTCATGTGAATGAACCAGCATATATGCTTGTGACAGAAGAATTGCTTGCCCAAAAGTTAAAGGTGATTTATGCATCGGCAACCCCGCCAGCGCATTTGGCAACTTTACCCACAATTGTGCTAAACACAGCCAAAATCTGGAAAGTTCATAGGGTCACCTATAATCGACCAGAAATTGTGGGTGTGTATGAATGCCTGAAGGATTACAATAAGCAAGTTGTTGACTTGATAACTGTGACCCCTCGGGTATCCACAATTTTGGTTTTTGTTTCGACGGTTGGTGAAGCTTTAGATCTGACTACCAAAATTCCTCGTAAATGTGTGATTCTTAGTGCACATTCCGGGGTTGATCATTTGGAGGAGGCCGAAGTTATATTGGCAACTAGTGTTGCTGATGTGGGTATCACCTTGCCACATGTTGACACAGTGATATCTAGTGATATAGGGTTCACTGTGTCTAACACTTTGGCTGAAACAAAGAAACGGCATTTTAAATTGTCAGCATCTGCCCTTACCCAAAGAGCAGGCCGCACTGGCAGAACTAACAATGGCACGTTTCATTTGTATTCTTATCCTTCTTCTGGCCTTGATTTTTCAACCGAAACACTGTCATCTACCACTGCTTGTACTGAATTATTGACAAGCGGGATTCCTATGCTTTACTTAGAAAAGTATTGCAAAGGCGCCCTAATGGAGCTGATTGGTGTTGCGGATAGGGATGAGAAGTACCAAAAAGGTGTCTTTACTGATACAGTTAAACAACTGGATGAGTATCGTGGCCAATTGCAACCTATTCTTTTAGAACGGGCAGCAATGATGGACCTAATCACCAATACAGGAGAAGCTCCTGCATCCATTGGCAACTTCCTTTCCTTGTTAGACAAATCAAGGAACAAAGATATTATTACTCTTATCAGAGAAGAGTTGCCTTACATCTTAATGTACGGTAAACAATATCATGTGAGAGGACAAGAAAAATTAGATCTGGAAAGTGCAATTAATTCCCTTGCACTTCGTAAATCAAAAGGGTTCTTGGATAATATATTCAAGCAAGCTTCACGTATGCCTACATAGTCTCCCGATGAGAATGGCGCGAAATAGACAATTGGTCTATCGGGACAATGAGTGATTCGAAAAATCCAACTGTTCAGGACGTTCCTGATTCCCCACCTCGAAGTCCGGCTGGCCCGGAATCCGTCGCCTCCACTTCGGTGGCTTTAAAAGAAAGACTTCTTGAATTAATCAAGAATAAGCAACGCAAAGGTACTTTCAAAGATTCACCTATCATACTCTTCGACCAGGAAGAATTTGAAAAGATTGAAAACACTTTGAAAGACCTTGCTGCTAGTGATGACAAGCCTTCAATCAGTATTGAAGTTTTGAATGATCTTCGGAGACAATTGGATGAAGTCACAATGCAACGTGACAGGCTCCAAAATGCTTCAAAGAAATTCACTGTTCAATCTGCTGTCCTCCGCAAGGATTTGGATGAAGCCGAACTGGCACTCCGTGACGAACGTCAAAAGTTCGCCACGACCAGTAAGGCCCATGAAAATCAAAGGGCAGAGCTTACATCACAACTAGCCCAATTGCGGTCTAACCAAGATGAACTGAATCGAGCATTGGCAAAAGCGAAAGCTGCAAATGCCGTGGATGACGTAGCAGAATTGTCAGCTTCAAAGAAGAACAATGCTGATCTTATCACTAGGATCAACAATGAACTTCAAGCTGCAAAATCTGCATTGAATGCTGAAAAAGAAAGGAAAAATAAACTTGAAACTCAAGTTTTAGACCTTTCTAATCAACTCAATGCAGAGAAAGCAAAATTGAACGTTGCACAAGGCAAAGCAAGGGATCCTCCTGGTGACAAAAGTTTCAGTGAAACTGTTATTGCCACAGGCAAAGCCAACGTTGACTTGATCAATAAAGCATACCTTCACTTAACTAAACAGGCAAAAGATTTGCTCAAAGGAGAAGGATGCTGAACGCGGTGATGTTCGTGACAGAATGCATTATTTGACAAAAGCTGTCAATGCAACTAAGCATTCTGTTTACAAGCCTTATAAGATCTTCTTAGATCAATTGGTTGTCGAAATAAAGTATTTCTCATATGGTTCTAGGAAATACTTTTTGCCCTTGGTTGATGCGATTGAACAATCGCTATCTGCTGAAGGCAAACCCTTAACAGAAGAAGAACTGACTGCCTTAGTGAAGGATATACCCACCAACAAGTTATATCTTGGAAAATACTTTCAAGACAAAGGGTATAGAACTTTGGCAGACCTTCTGAATGCCGATCTAACTTTTGATGACTTTGATGACGCAAAATCATCTAAAGAATTCATAGGTCGACTTAAAAAGATGGATGGACCCAATGACGCTCGCGTCAAAGGTTGGTTTGTCAAGGACTGGATAACTCGGCTTCGAGGTCCACCCCAGGCAGACAAAGAATTTCCACCTTTTGAGGGTCAACAAAAGACGACTTTTTATAAGATCAAGAAGTGGCTTAAAGGCATTCGCCGTACCATAAAGTCAAAATTGGCAAGTAAACTTGTCAGTAATAACGGACGTTTAGAAACTTATTACAAGTTACGCCATGGAAATTGGTTTCAACGAGCATTAGCTGTCCCATACTCATGGTGGGTCACTTATTTTTAAGCCCAGTTTATGGTTAATATATTAAAATATCTTAAACACAAACTGTCTCTTGAAAAAGATGACATCACAGGTGAGTATGAATTTGGCACTTGGGCAAGGGAGTTTACTGATTTAAAGAAAAAGTTTTCTAACTGGTTCTTTGAAGAAAAATTACCCCCAAAACCTATGCCTCAGGACTTGATTGACGATTTAAGGGAGAGGAACGCCCCGGAATCTTTTAGTAGATATGATAGATTATGCATTTTCTACAGAAGATACATCCGAAAGGTTCCGCTTATTCTGGGAGCAATGGTGCTCGGAGGGGTTGCTATAACCTTCTCAACCAGATTAGTGGTGGCTTTGGTGCGGTTCTTAAGAATCATACCATAGCCTAGGAGAATATATTGGCTGGCACACCATCAAGGTGCCATTTTCCTTTCTTCCAC